GGATCAGTTGCATCTGGATCTGCTGCTGGTGGATTTGTTTGATCTCCTCTTGGATCAGTTGCATCTGGATCTGCTGCTGGTGGATTTGTTTGATCTCCTCTTGGATCAGTTGCATCTGGATCTACACTTCCGGTGCCACTATCTGTACTATCTGCATCATTTTCTGCGTCCGTCTGCGGTGCGTCTCCGCCTCTTGTGCCATCGCCTGCATCGCCTGACTGCGTTGCACCTTCTTCGCCGCCTGTTTGCGGAGCAGATCTTGCATTTAATAGCTCTTGCAATTTAGCCATGGTAGTCGGACCAGCCTCGCCGTCTACTGTTAAGCCGTTTTGTCTTTGGAATTCTTGCACTGCCGCATAAGTTCCACGACCATACTTGCCGTCAACACCGTTTGGATCAAAACCTAGTCTGCTAAGTCCTGTTTGTAAATCACGCACACTATCCATTGCCTGACGTCCACCGTCATTGTAAGCATCTAATAAACTAGGCGTTTCTGTGTCTAGTCTACCTGCTAGTGAATCACCTTGTGGTGCATTATCAGCACTATCAGCATCTAGTTCTGCATCTGTTTGTGGTGCAGGTGTTTCGCCCTTAGTATCAAGTCTTGAAGTTGGAGTACCTGAGTCAGCACTATCAGCATCGTTTTCTGCATCAGTTTGTGGTGCTGCTGGTGGATTTGTTTGATCTCCTCTTGGATCAGTTGCATCTGGATCTGCTGCTGGTGGATTTGTTTGATCTCCTCTTGGATCAGTTGCATCTGGATCTGCTGCTGGTGGATTTGTATCAACTTGTGGCGCTTCGTCAGAAGCTGGTGTTTCTGGTTGTGCAGGAGCAGTTGTGTTTGGCTGTGCATCTTGCGTAGGTTCAGGCATGTTGGGCGAATCTTGTGAATCCAAAGGCTCATTTTCGTCTGGGTCAGATACTGGTTGCGCAGGACTGTCTGTCATTATACCTGCAAGTTCCTCTGGATTGTTTCCAGTAGCATCTACACTTTTTTCAATTTCCTCAGCGTCTTCCTGATCCCAACCTAAGTCTTTAGCAATTCTATCGGCTAATTCGCCTTCTTTTAATTCTGCTAATTTTTTTGTTTCTGTGCCAAAGGCATCGGCAATTTTAATATAATCTCTAATATCCATCTCAGCTTCCTATTGGACTCGTTGTATTCTGCTTATCGCCAATATCTTTTGACTCACCTGCAGGTGCGCCTTCCATTGGGTCAATTTCGCGCTCTTTGCGAGCTGTTTCTAATTCTTTTAGGAGATCCATAACTCTATTACCGCCGACACTTTCTTGCGCACTTGTTCCGCCCATGTCTTCTGTAGTAAGCATAGTTTGGTATTCGCCTGCTTCTTCTTGCGACTGTTGTTCTTCAATAGGATCAAACTCACCTCGTACAGTGACATGACTGTGTGGCACTTTACAGTTTTGTACTACGTATTGTTCTAGGATATAGCTTGTAGTTGGATACTTAACTTCAATATCGTATGTAGTGACTTCTATATTTTGTAGCTGCGGAAAGTCTAACGGACGTTCTGTAATTGGTGCTCTTTTACCTGCACCCATATTTACTACTTCAAATTTTTGCATATGTGTTTTAAGATTGTTGTCAAAATCTTCGGGCAATTCGCCTGCAACACGAACTTTAAATTTGTAAGTCTTTTGACTTTCTTGTAATAATTCTTTAAATGATTTCATGGCCACTTCCTATTATATACTATTTATCCATGTTCTTAAGTTTTTCTAGCAAACTATTACGGTCGGAAATAACATATCCTTCACCGTTAACGATGTCGCTCCCGTCGGAGGATCCTTCTTTGTCTAATTTTTCTTTCTTAAGTTGTAGTTCGATTGTTTTTAGTTTTTTGTCCATTTTAGCAACTTTAGCATCGAGACTAGTTTTCAAAAGGCCGCCTGCAACTTCAAATATTCTACCACTATAACGACTTTCTACGTTCATACCTAGATCCATTAAATCGTCGTATGCTTGTGCAGCCTTATCAGCAATATCATCTAGCTCCGAGTCTGCTTTATCACCTAAGCCTTTTACACTTGGCAGAGCACTTGCAATTTTATCAAACTCTTGCATCGCGCTAAAAGTTTCTTCTTGCTCAACAATAGCAGCCTCTGCTTTTTCTTTGTTTTTTTCTTCCTGGATCATTTCTTTTGAATCAGGTAAATTTAATAAATCTTCAAGTTTTTTGGTCATAGTAGTGGTCCATTATATACTACTATTATTTATCGTTTACCTGTGTGGAATATATCAGTTTCAGTTATAACCCTAAAGAATATACCCTTTTGTTTACACCATGCTCTAGCAGCTTCCCATTTTGCTTGATTAACTACCCAGTGCGCTTGATTAGCTCTACTGCGGCCGGTTTTTTCTTTTATAGTTTGATTGGCAGGTTTTACTTCAATTAGTTCTACTCTTTGTTTACCGCCCTTGTCTGCATAAGCAATAAAAAAGTCAGGTACATAAATTGTATATTTTCCTGACAGAGGATTTCGATATGGTATTTTAATACTTTCACTAGCCCATTGTGCTACGCTAGGATGTTCATCGCAAAATCTCATAAAAGCAAATTCCCAGCTACTTCTATAAGTAGGACTTTTTGTACCTATGTATTTTTCTGGAAATTTACAATTAAACTTTCCTTGCGCAAAACGGCTCATACCACAATATTACGTCTTTCGATTTTTTCAGTAGATCCTTGAATTTTATATCCTAGTACACTTGTTCTTAATCTACTATAGTTGAGTATTTCGGCAACTACTGCACTCAATTGAACTTCATTAAATCCTTTTAAGGTATCAAGAAGTGTAAAAACTTTTACGCCGTCGATTTTTGCTTGGTTTAATAAACTAGTACTTGTAGCAATAGCTGCTGACTTTTCAAAGCCCCTTTTCTCAAAAAAAGCCACTACTGCATCTACTTCATTACTAGGGAAACTTAATTTTTTATTAAAGTAGTTGTCAAAAACTTCTGTGACCTTTCTATCACTAGTTCTTTCTTGGGCAGGCAAACTGTTTGTCATTAATTTACTCCTAAAGCTCTGTTTCTATAAATCTGTTGCGCACTAGAAGAAAGATTGCTCCATGCAGCATTTCTCTCATTTATACCGCCTGCATTGCCGTTATTCTGATAATCTTTTCCAAAAGCGTCTCTAGCTGCACTTTCTAAAGCAGCAGGATTATTACGCAACTCCTGTCTTTCTCTATAATTATTTACAGCTTGCACGGCTACAGCGGCACCGGCTGTGGCTAATAATAATTTACCCTGACCGCCATCGCCGCTATTTTTTGGAAATAGCGTCTGCGCTACACCGCTTACATTGGCTCCTGCTACATTACCAATAGCTCTAGTTAAAATATTTAAACCACCTTGACGAAGTCCTTCAGAACTTAAATTCCTTACATTTCCAATAAGATTAGCTGCGGCAAGTGCTGCTTCTAACGGATTGTCAAATGTATCTCCGCCTGCTATGAAGTCATATAAGTCTAGTGCACCTTCTATAATGCTTCCTATATTTTCTGTACCACCGCCAACTAAGCTTAATGGACTAGGAGTTTGATCGTAATGGTCTTGGCCAAATCCTTTAGGTTCACCTTGTGCTCCTGTTTCAATTTGTCCTGCATCATAAAACACTGCTTCGTAAGCAATAGTCATTTGATTCTCTGTTGTTCCTGCGCCGTCACTATTGTCTAGTCTATCGTGACCCCAGTTAGTGACAATAGGATTTACTAAGGTATAAGTGACATATGATCCTCTAGACAATTGACTTATTTGTATACTGTTAAAAAATGGTAAGCCAGGATTATTATTATCTAAGCCAAACTTATATTTGTTTCTAGTAGAACCTTCATATGTACTATCAGGAGTACGAGAATATGCTCGTCCGTTATCTCTTATTTGATTGCCGTCAGCATAGTGATATCTATAATATGCTTGCATTAAGGCTGTAGTCAAACTTGAGTTGTCGTCATGGAATGATATAGTGATAGGGTCGTAGGTGATTGCAGTTTGTACATTTTTGACCCTATTATACATTTTTTTAGTTTCTATTTGGGCTTGATATTTGGGTAAATCTGCACTTTTAACAAGCATGCCCATTTCATTTATAATTTTTGCACCGTCTACTGTCATTTTAGGAATTAGACTTGCAGCAGTGCCATTTATATCAAAGAATACATGATATAAAAATCTAGTTTTAGGTGCTAGTGCGTGATTATTATCAGTATATAATCTTGCGGCGTGAGCAAAGTCTCCTAAATTGCCTTTAGGATTTAGGGCGCCGCCCGCTACACTATCAAAGAAACCATTATACTTATTTGCCATACAAATATTTATCTTATATAATTATATGCATACATAATAAAAAAGGGAGCATAAGCTCCCTTAATTACGCAGACTAAATGTTCTAGTTATTATGCGCCGCCGCCTGTCACTAGAGTATTTGTGGTACGTCCAATTGCTGTACCAATACCAGTGCCTTGCGGCGATTGGATAGCATTGTCATATCTAATATTTAATGTGACGCTGACTGGATCAGTTGAGTTTGAATAACTTAACTGGTTGTAGTTTGCACTCTCACAATAGCAACCGTAAAGTTCAAAAGTTTCCAGCACAGTTGGCGTGTTTGCGCCGTTTCCGCCGTCTAAGATTTCAATGCGTGTTGTAAACTTATAGTCTAAACCAGATGCTGCACTCGATTGCTCGTAGAAGTCAAACTGCTTCTGCAATTGTTCGCCTACTAGTTTTTGAACATTGTTGTTTACATCTTCACGTAAGTTAAGTGAAATCGGTTCCCATGTATGCTTGCCTGCTAGATATACACGAGAGTTGTAAACATCAATTGTCATTTGTTCAAAACTTACGTTTGGACGAGTCACATCAATAACTTGTTTTGTAAGTTCTGTAGTTGGCGTGCTTACACCAAAGTTTTCCAGCGTCACTCTAAAGCGATACTGTAGCTTTGGCATTAGCAAGCCCTGATTGCTAGCGGAATCACCGCTAGCAAGTGGTACTGTAATTTTTGATAGTGTTGAAATAGCCATTTAATCTGCTCCTAATCTATATGTATTTATAACTTATAACCCTGCAATTTCACCGGTATTTTTCAAGCGTAGTGGAATGTAAATAAATTCAACTGCCTTGACTGGTTCAATAGCAATGTCTAAGTATAGCTCATTACGGTCGATTCTGCTTGGAGTATTGTTTGACTCGTCACATACTACTAGGTAATCATATAGAGCTCTTTGACCAACTAGTTCAAGGAGTAAGCTTTCTGCTGCCTGCTTGATTTCGTCTCGTGTAATCTTATCGTTTGGTTCAAAGATATACGGCTTAGCAAGCTGATTCAATTGTGAACGTAAGTATATCACCAGTCGTGCTACGTTAATCCTATCTAGTGCGCTTGCACCTCTTGCACGAGTTTTCTGACCAAATGCAACTAAACCTGCACCACTTATAAACGTAATTGGGTTAATGTTGTTTTGATACAGTGTATCTCTTTGACCTTCATTTAGTGCTACTGCTACAAATTCTCCTTCACTATTCAAATAGCCTGTTGAACTTGCATTTGTTATGCCGCCGCGTCTTGTGCCAGCTGGTGCAAACCATGGGAAGCTAACTTGATCGCTTAGTGCAATTGTTCGTAGCATCATGTGTGATGCTGGAACAACTACATTATTACCGAAGTTGTCACTTGTAAAGCCTGCTGGATAAAATACACCTAAGTATTCATCTCTGCTTACAAGACCGTCGTCGTTATCTTCAACAGCAGCATTTACGTTTGTTGCCCATTCGTTTAATGAAGTAGCATCTGGTGTTAGTCTTAGTGGACTATCACCAACAATAAATGCTGTCAAACCTCTATCAAAGTTTAAGCTAATCATTTCTCCAATCAGCTCTGGATAGCCCGGCGTTGCCATTAGATTAAACAATCTTGATTCGTCATCTCTAATATCATCATTGCTATTTACTGTAGCTTGTAGAGCTTGTACAACAACTTTACGTTGTGCCTTGCGTCCAAAGCTACCTGAACCATCTGCTTGATTGCCTGACTCAGTCACCCAACGGTGTGGGTAGTAAGACCCCATATCTTCGTCGCCGTTGCGAGCATTATCTGCATTTAAGTTAATGTAGTTGCGCTCGAAACGTTTTACATTAAATCCGCTTCTACGTAAATTCCATAGCAACATACCTTTTGGATATAGTGCAGGATCAGGTGCATCTGGATCTAGGTAGTCGCTAACTAACAGTTCAGCAATAGTTGCATCCGGTGCCGTTGTTGCTGAGCCGCCTGTATCACCATAACGTGCATCTGCAAATAGTATACCGTTTTCTGTAGTTTGATCTGACTTGTCAATCGGTGTGCCCCACTTTTGTGCTGTTGTACCTGAAAGTGTTGCATTATAAACATAAATTGTTGGATAGTTTTCAAGATCAGAAGTATCAATCCATATATCGCCTGTCACTAGTGGTGTGCCGTCGCTTTGTGCAGTTGGCATACTTGCTGCAACAATAGGACCTTCTGGATCTGCATCAGCATATTCGTTTTGATAACCTTTCCAGCTAGTACCGTCATGTACCATAATATCAACTTCGTCAACTACACTGCTATACCATAGCTGTCCATCTGCTGCTAAACTTGTGACTTCATTAGGACTCGCAGTGTAAGTTAGGTTGTTCCAATTACTTGCAATCAGCTGCTTAGGTGATGTTGCACTAGTTGTACCATCTTGATAATATAAATTTGCAGTCCACTGACTTTCGTCTACGGCTGCGTCTTTTGCTTGATAGCCTATTGCTGCTAACAATCCGTCTGTATCAGTAAGTTTGATTTCACCACCTAATGAGTGTGAAATAACAATTCTATTACTTGCATCTACACTTGCGCTAACGTTTGTAATATTAGCTGCGTTAATACCTGCTGCAATTGCTGTTGCATCTGCACTAGCACTACCTGTTGTGACCACAGTCACAGTATATGGTGTGCTGTATGCTGCGCTACCGTCGTCAGTTGCACTAATAGAAAACTGATTAGTGCCTGCTCCTGGAGCCGCTGATGTAATTGGATTACTTGCAATATTTGTGGCACCAATATTTGATCTTCTATACAAACTAAATGTGACAAGTGGCTGCGTGTCATCTGCAACATTTGTTTTTGCATAGATATCGCCTACACTAAGATTAGCACCGCCGCCTGTAGGATCTAGTCCGTAAATAGCTGCTGCACTTGTACCATACAATGGAGCACTTTGTGAATCCCAAAGCAGTGTTTCTGCGTTCCAAAGTTTGACAGATAAATTTGCGCCTCTGTTTGGTGTTGTAGTTTTAAACCAAACACTTCCTGTAGGACGAGCACTAAATCCAGATGGTTGTCCTAGGCTTGTATCCGTAGTCTTCCATGCAGGAACACTTGTATGTGCGCTTATCTGTACAGCAGGTGGAAAATAAGTTCCTGCTGTAATGCCTACTAATGTCAAAGTTGCGGCTGTACCGCCAATCAAAATATCACCGCTTGCACTAGAATCTAGTGCTGCTGATCCTGTACCATCACTATAAATTTCTAAATAGCCGTCAACTGCTTCTGCTGTGACGCCTGTAATTAACGCATCGTTAATAGCAGTTGCTATAACTGAAACTGTGTCGCCTGTTGTGACACTAATTGAAGATCCGTTAATTTCAATGTTGCCTGCGTCAGCCCCAGTTGCTGTTGGATTAGCAGCCGTTCCTTTGATAGTTGGCCAACTCTTTGTCCAATCATCGCCGCCAACTTCTACCCAAGTACCGCCTGTATTCTTGTACCAAAGTTTGTTTAGTGATGTTACTGCAACAACAGCATAACTTCCAACGGCACCTATTGAAGCTTTAGGAGTATAATCTGCACCTGCATAATCTACAACATCTGCTGTATCCGTTATAACCGTCGGCGTTTGAGTTGAAAATGTTTGACCACCAGTGGTGTTAATTCCTTCACCGTTCCATTCAAAAATACCATAAATCGAATCAGCTGTATCAAACCAATAAGTTCCTGCTGTTGGATTTGACGCTGGTTCTGTAGCACTTGGCTCTAGCTCGCCTAAATCGATGTCAGCCCTTACAACGTAGGCTCTGTTGCTTACGCCTAATAGTGAATAAGCAGCTTGTAAGCCATATTCATTTAATTCGCTACCATTAATTGGATTATTATTTGCGTCTACTTGGAATAATGGGTCTCCAAATGTGTCTGCTAAATCTCTTTGCGATGTAAGCAAATAAGGTGTGCCTGCATTAGCTGCTAGCGTCCCTTGTGCTGTTCCTGTGCCTGCTGCATTTGATTTGTTTGAAGCAGTGGCAACAAAAATCATTGGTACGGTACCTGGTTCTGCTGGGGTATAGAACGACTCGTCTATTACGCTAACCTGTACTCCTGGTGATGTCAATGCCATTATAGTTCTCCTGTTGGAAATGATATTTTTATTACTTGTATTTAGCATGTAGTGAACAAAAATGTGTTATAAACCACCACAAAAAGGGATCGAAAAGGTGACTAAATACGATATGAGACCATTATGCAAATGCGGACAGCGTCCGGCAGCTATAAATTATAAAAAAGGAAACAGAATTTATTATCGTAAACTGTGCGAAAAATGTTTACGTAATGGTCTAGGATCGGGAGTACCTAAATGGAAACAGTCCGGATACGAAAAAAAGAATATTTGTGAAAAATGTGGATTCAAATCTAAACACAGCGAACAATTCAATGTATTTCATATAGACGGAGACTTGAACAATTGTCGCCCGTCTAATCTAAAGACAGTTTGTGCAAATTGTCAGCGTATTATGCAGAAAGAAGGTGTTCTTTGGAAACAGGGAGATCTAGTTCCTGATTTTTAAAGATAGTACTCATTAAGACGTACACATTAAATTTAAGTCTATCTAGGTCACCATTGTTGTCAATCGTATAATCACACATCCATTGCTCGATGCTCATTGAATTAGGATCTTCAGCAGGCAAGTAATCACAACGATCTACCCAAATAGCATAATCAAAAATTTCTTCATTTTGCATTGCAAAGAATTCACGCTTATTGCGTAGTCCGCAGTAAATATCGTGTTCTGCAAACAAGTTTCTCCCAAGGCGTGCTAGATCATCGCTACAATAATCGTGAATCATATTATACCATTCAGTACGATGATTGTGCCTGTCTGCATAACATTCTTCTTCGTCTGCATAACCGTACTTGTCCTTTAGTTCATCAAAGATAAACAGCTCTGAACAAAATTTAGACGATGATTGAAATGTATAACCATATGCTTCTAACATCTCGCATACAGTATCTTTGCCGTGACGGCCGTGGCCTACTATTAGTAGCTTTGGTAACATACAAACTCCTATATAATTTACTATTATAACATATTAGCGTTGGCTGTCAAGTATTTTTTTAGCTTCTCGTTCTTTCCAGGCTGCTTCAAAGCCTATTGCATGTATATGTGCTTCATGATTGCCCCATAAGCGAGCAAAATAACTATCGTAAGTTTTTTTAATGTCTTCTTCTTTCCATGATTCCGGAATAAGCTGGCCTTTTACCATCCAGTATAAACGGTTTGCTTCTTTGAGTTGAAATTGTGTCATGCTAATATTTACTGTATAGTAAAATTATAGCGTTAACATTAGCCTATAGTAAAGCCATATCCTGTGCCGCCAGCAACTGCTAGGCTTACTTCGTTTTCTAGCTTTTCCATTTCGCCCTGAGCTTCGGCTTTTAGACTGGAACCATTTAAACTTGTACCGCCTTGTGGCCCTGCAATAGTAGCAAATTTTTCTCTTGCTTCTCCTAGCATATATTTACAGCTTGCAAGTGTGTAATCTTTAATCCATTGTTTTGCCATATAGTCATCTAAAAGACTTAGATCAGGTCTATAGTTATAACAATAAAGCATAATAGTTTCTTCTGCTCTAGGACGCTGCAACAGAGTAAGTTTTTTACTAGTGGTATTCCATTTAAATTCTATAAAACTTCCGAACATACGTCCTACTAATTCTTGATACTGGCTAAAGAAGTCATAGGTTGCAAGTCCGCCCATGCTTGAACTTGAAAGTAGATATGCATTTGTATACGCTAGGTTAAAAGGATCAAATAAACTGCCGCCGCCACTTTCGCCCGAAGCATATAATTTTACAGATATAACATCTCCAGGAGTTTGTGGACTAGTAAATGTTATTGTTCTTTGTGTAGTATCAGTTGCGTATTGTGTAGTAGCATTACCATTTACTTCTACTACAATTGTGTCTACAGCTAAAAGATTATAATTTACTGTAAAAGTTTGATTTTGACTTTGTGTGACTGTATATGTTTGGGAGTATAGTGGTCCTCCGCTAGCACTTGTACTAGGTCTTGATCCTATACTTCGACGAAAGATTTTTCTAACTTCTACAACTTCATTAGGTAATGTGTATTCATTTTGATCTATAACAGTTTCCATAAACAAATATGATTCTTCTACGGAATTATCACTACGTTGTCTATACCGTGTTAGAGCTTTTGTAAGTGCAGTTTCATAATGAACTGGATCTAATTCAACGTCGACCATGCCGCCGCCTAGTAGTGCATAAACATAATCATATACTTCTTGCTTTTTTGTCTGTAAATCTGCCATAGAGTTTCTCCGTACAGTATTTATGTTAACGATAAATATGTATATGCCAAGACTATCATTATATAAACCAGAACGCGGCAACGACTACGCATTTATAGACAAGCAAGTTCTTGAGATGTTTACTGTTGGCGGAACTGACATACACGTACACAAGTACCTAGGAACAGAAAATCCTAGCGATGCTGATGCAACAGCCGATCAACCACAATACGATGCTGTTGCAACAACTAATATACAAGACCTGTTATTTTTAGAAAATAGGGATAGAAAATACGATCCTGACGTATACACAATGCGTGGTATCTATAATGTATCAGACATAGATTTTGATCTTAGTGCGTTTGGTATGTTTCTTAGTAATGATACACTATTTTTAACAATACACATCAATAGTTCAGTTAAAACTCTTGGCAGAAAAATTATTTCAGGCGATGTAGTTGAGCTACCGCATTTAAAAGACGAATATGCACTTAATGATTACAGTGTGGCACTCAAAAGATTTTATGTTGTAGAAGATGTTAATCGTGCAGCAGAAGGATTTAGTCAAACTTGGTATCCGCACTTGTACAGATTAAAACTAAAACAAATTGTTGACAGTCAAGAATTCAAAGAAATACTGGATCTACCTGCAGAAGAAGATGTGCCAGGTGGTAATACATTACGCGATTTGCTTTCTACCTACGACAAAGAAATGCAGATCAATAACGCTGTAATTGCACAAGCAGAAGCAGACAGTGCAAAGGCAGGCTACGATACTAGTCATTACTTTAGTTTACAGCTAGATGAAAATGGCAATACACAGGTACAAGACACCGATTCAGATGGATTGCCAGATGAAATGACTAGTGTAGATAGGGAAGGTTATAACGGATACTTGTTAGGAGACGGTATTCCAACAAATGGTGCACCATTTGGGCACGGCATTCAATTTCCTAGTGTAGTTGAAACAGGAGATTACTTCCTAAGAACAGACTTTGCTCCTACAAGACTGTTTAGATATGACGGGAATCGTTGGGTGAAACAAGAAGACAATGTGCGTATGACGCTAAGTAATACAAACACAAGAAGTACACAAAAAGGTACGTTTGTTAACAATACAAATACAAGTGAAATTGGCGGCGAGTCAACGGAAGAGCGTCAAAGTTTAAGTCAAGCACTAAGACCTAAGGCAGATAACTGATGAGATATAAAGATTTAAAAATCGTAGAGCAAATACTTATTGAACAGCCAACACAAATGTGTAGGATGCTTAAACGGGCTGCAAAAGAAAAAGATCGTGTTAATATGAATCTTGCAATTAGCACTAGAGACAATTATTTAAAATCTTATCCTCAACATACAGATTATTTAATGAGTTGTTCTGCAGGTATGGGTACAGGTGTAGGCAACGGCACTGGTACAGGAGATGTCGGTGACGGCACAGGTACAGGTAAGGACGGATTTGGTCCAGGCAAGGGAGATTCAGGTTTAGGTACAGGCGACAGTCAAGGACCAGGCAGCGGCACAGTGCCAGGATCTCCGGGTGACGGTGCAGGCCAAGGAGACCGTGCAGGTTCGGGCGAAGGTCCTAGCGAAGGTCCAGGTAAACCGGAAGGATCAGAGGACGGCGCAGGTGCAGCAGAAACTCAAAGAAAAGTGGATGAAGTAGAGCAAGCAATTCAAGATGGCGACTATCAAGGTGCCAAAGATATTATTGAAAATAATCCAGATGTTGCAGAAGCAATGCCTGATAGCCTCGAACAAGCAATTGATGATTTAATCATAGCTCAAGAACAAAAACAAGAAGCTGAACGTCGACGAGAAGAGGCTGAAACTAAACGCAAAGAACAAGAAGAAAAAGCTAGAGAAGCTGAAGAAGAACGGGAAGCAGCAGAACAAAGAGCTACAGAAGCACGTGAGCAAGAAGCTAGAGAGCGCGAGGCTAAAGAGCGCAGAGCTAAACAAGAAGAACGCGAAGCTGCAGAACGTGAAGCAGAAGCAAGGCGCGAACAAGAAGAAGAAGCTCGTAAAGCTGAAAAAGCGGCTGCTGAAGCTGAGCGTAAGAGACGTGAAGAAGCTGAGCGAAGAGCAGAAGAGGAGGCAGAACGCAAAGCTGCTGAAGAAGCTCGCAAGAAACGTGAAGAAGCTGAGGAAAAACGTAAAGCGGAAGAAGCTCGCAAGAAACGTGAAGAAGCTGAACGTGCAAGAAAAGAAGCTGAACGTGCAGAGCGTGAAAGAGAAGCGGCTGAGCAAGCACGTAAAGAAGCAGAAGAAGCAGCTCGCAGAGAAGAAGAACGCAGACAAAAAGAAACTCCACCAGCAGAACAACCAGGACAGGGTGGTAGCGATCAAGATGTTATTATTATTGACGAGCCATGGGAAGACTAATGAAACTAAGAGATTTATTAAGAGAACAAGAAGAGCCGCAAGCTTATAGAGTAGCTATAGAATTAGATAGTGGTACTATAGTTCTTACTGTGCCTATTCCTATGACGGCTTTACAACGAGAAGACATAGAAGAAAGACTGAAAGCGTACATAGAGAAACATAAAGCTACATATAATATCGATGACACTTCTTTTAGTGTATGGTATCCAGTAGACGATGAAAATAACAAAGTAGAATTACCAGATGTAGATCTGCCTGACGTAGAAATTACAGAGCCATCTGATGTCGGCACCAAGGAGCCGAAACGTAATGTTGCTACTCCGGGAGAGTCAGATCCTGTAGAAGAGCCAGAAGCTCAGAAGCCTGAAGCAGAGCCTGAAGTGCGTTCGTCGGGCGGTGTAAGATATGTCTCGCAAATGCAATCTTGGGCTGAACGATATAATAGAAATAATGACAATCAATGGCCACGTATGAATGGATACGGTGATCTTGTTGACGAAGAAGGTAATGTAGTAGGATCTATTGATGATGTGGTAGAGGATAATCCAGAATTACTAGGTCGTGCGCCACAGGATGAGCGCACTCAACAAATTTTACAAGGTGACGATGACGGCGACGGTATAATAGACGATACAGGAGAGCCTGTTAAAATCCAAACAGATATGTATGATATACCTGATGCCAGCGACATACAACGGGCAAGAGAGTTTCAAGCAGAAGTAGACGCAAAATTTGGTGGCGGTGCCGATGGAGACACAGGTGACGAAGGTGTTAGCGGAGAAGAAGGTGCTGTCACAGGCGAGCAACGAGCAGAAATACCTAGTATTATTGAAGAATTAAGAGATGCAATGCAGGGACCGGGCACAAGTGAAGGTCAAATG